AACCAATCACCACTCTCTCTTAGGGTCATTTCTTTTGCAGCCTCAACAATAGCACCTAATGTGTTTGCAACCTCTGTCATATCAGATTGTCTTTTCATTTGGTCTTGGAAAGTGTTGTAAGTAGAAATGATTTCTAAGAAGTGTTTTTTAACTTCGTTTGATAATTTTCTATCTTCTAAATTTTCAGATAAGCTGAACTTACCATTAACTATCTTTACTTCTTTCAAGTTAGTTTTACGGATATCATTGTATGCTTTAGCTACAGTAGTTCCTTTATTACCATCAACTTTTAAGGTCATCTTATTGTTGTGTATATAATCGTATATATCAAAGTTCTTTGCCATCGTTATGCTATTTCAGTTATTATTTCTCTCATTAAATCCTGTGCTTTGCAGTATTGACCACAAACATCAGTTCCTATTTGTTGTAAACTTCTATTTACGGATTCGTTTACAGGCACCATAAATGCACCATGTGTTGATGGATTGGATACAAAATCCCAACCAATCAATTCAAAGTCATCTTGCACCTTTACTTTACCTTCTCCGATATTAGTCACCGAACCCATACCTCTTGATGAGATACCTAATAGGATTCCAGCTTTTAATAATTCTTTTAAGATGTTACCAGATGGTGTTGGTAGAATTTCTACTGTACCACACAAATCATCTCCTTCCCAATGGATTTCTCTTACGTTATGAGATACATTCTTTAAATTAATTACAGTGGAATCAGGGTGGTCTAATTCACCTAATGCTCTACGTTCCTTAATTAGTACTTCGTATTTCTTAGCTTCTCTCATTAAGATTTCTCTAGGATATACTCTACCATTTTGGTTTTCAGCAGATGCTCTTTGTAGAATACCCTTTACTAAGGTTCTTCCTCCTTCATCTTCATTTACCTTACCTTCAAATAGGTTTGTTTCTATTAAGAGTGATTTCATATTATATTCTTATTTCTTAGATTCCATTTTACTTCTAATTTTAGAAGCCATTGTACCTAATTGAGATTTATCAATACCCAAGCCATCAATTACTTGTGCTACCAATTGTAATTTTTGTGTAGAGTTTAGTTTTGCATCTTTGATTTTATCTATTGCCTGTACTAATTTTGTTTTAATTGATGATGGTATAGTTGCATTTGGTAATTCCATAGCTACTGATTCTTTCTTTGAAGCTCTTAAATCTGCTAAATCATCACCTTCAATATCACCATCCTTATCAACATCTAATTTATGTTGTCCACCAGTTAGTTCTTCATTCTTTTCACCCTTACCATTCCAAGCAGTATCAATTTTATTAAAGAATGCTTTCTTTTCATCATCATTCATATCGTTGATACCTTTACCTGCTTTATCTAAAGCCTTTTGAAAGAATGCTTGATATTCTGATTCTTCAGTCATTACTTCTTTAACTAATTCTTTTAGTCTTTCTTTTGTAATTGTTGTGTTCATATTTTCCTTTTTATTAGGTAGACCTTTATGTGATGTAGATGCGTAATCTTTAGCGTCTTTTTTAGTCATACTATCAGCTGCTTTCTCAACTTCTTTAGATGGTGCTTCCATGTCTCCTTTTTGTACTGCATGAACCATACCCATAAATCGTTGTTGTGCTTTTGATACTGCTGGCATATTATAAAGTTCTAATTTTTTCTGAAAGATTCATTAATCTCTCTTTTATTTTATGTAAACTTCTATTTGTTCTTTTATAGTAATCATCTCTCTTAACTCCATTCTCATTCTTTATTTTAGAATACCAGTTAACAAATTTTTCTACCTCACCTAATTGTTGTTTGATAGATGTAATACCTTTACTCATTTTAGCTTTAGGAGAACCATCTTCGTTTTTTATTGCTAACCAACGATTCTCATTTAAACTAGCTTCATCATCATCCTTTGCTAATATCATACCACTCTTATCTGCAATTTCACCAGAATCATTTGATTTAGTTGCAGTTGGTTTTATTTCCAATGGTTTTTTAGAATCAGCAGGAACATCGTTTTTCAACCAATCCTTACCTTCTTCTAAATCATCAACAACCTCACCACCAGTTACATTAGCCAATCTTTTGTTTTTCTTTGCAGTTTGACCTGGTTTAGAAAATGCTGCCGGCGTATCATATCCAGCTACATTACCAGTTACAGACATTTCTTCCAATTCTTTTTCAGATTGGATTTCCTTAACTATACTTCTGATTATTTCTTTTAATCTAGCTTCCATTATTTTACTTTAGATTTTAATTCTTTAATTAGCTCATATGAAAGCATAATAGATGAAACTTGTCCATCAGATACACTCTTACCCATTTTCATTTTTTCCAAAACAGAAATAGTTTCAGATAATTTGATAGTAGTTACTTTATCTTGAATTTTAGCTTTGATTGATTTCAATTCAGCTACAATTTTTGGTAATTCTACTGAAAGATAATCTTTGAATTTAGATGTATTTGAAATGTTGTTAATATATTCTTTTAACAAATTCTTTTGATTACTATCTAAGTTAGTGTATTTTTTATTGAAAGTCTCAACAAGTATTTTATAGGTTAATAAACGTAGGTCTTTGTCTTGTTGCTTATAGGATTCAATTAATTTAGTATCTTCTATTTTGTTAGTTTTAGTAGATGGTCTAGCTATAATGTTTTCAATTAAGGTTACTTTTGAATTAAATATATCCTTAATATCGTAGTTTTCGGACTTCTTAGATTCAAATACTTTATATATTGAAGCTAATACTTTGTAGTTAGTTATAGGAGATGAAAGGAATTGTTCTAATTCAAATTTCTCATTAATTTGCTTAATAAGATTATATTTTTCTTTTACAAGCTTACCTTCGTTTAATTTAGCATGTGCTTGAGATACAGTATCTACAAACATTTCTGCTTTACTTTCAGAATTATATTTTTCTTTTAATAATAAATCATAAAGACGTAATTCTTTATTCAATTCAGTACCAGACGCAAAGAATTCTTTTACAATATTTTTTGCGTTTTCAGTTTTATCACCATTAAGTACCTCTAATGTTATTTGTCTTACTAAAAGCTCAAATAACACTCCGGTATTCTTAACCTTAGAATGTTTTATTTTTTTCATTTATTTCCCTATAATTTAACCTATGTCTATAAACTAACACATATAAATATAAACTTTTTAATGTTTATTAAAATTTGGTGTCATCTAATATATTTTTTTCATCTAAAAGGTCTGATTTTTGTGTTTTTTCGTTTAAAATCTTCTTTTTTGCTGAAATTCCGTTTATATATTCTCTTGCTAGCTTTTTACTTGATTCAATTGAACGAGTATCTCTCTTACGTTCCTTTTCATTTTCTTTATTTCCCAAAGGGTCTCTACCATATGGGTGCTTATCTTTACCATAAGTGTTTCCCTCTCTTGGTCTACCACCCTTATCTACAATTTCTTGCTTCATCTTTTCAATCTCCTCCTCCACATTAGTTTGTGCGGGTGGGTTTGCCGGGTCTTGTCCTTGCTGTTCTATTGATGTATAACGGAATCTATCTTTAAGGTCTAATATCATTTTAGCTCTCTCCATATCCATTTCCTCCTCACTCATTCCAAATACATTATGATATGCCCAATCCGTAGATAACATATTTAAGTTCTTAAGGTCAGATGCTAATCTAACTTTCTCACTCCATAGGTTTACTTTCTCTTGCTCATATATTGTAGATGAGTTAGTTAAAGTAAGTTGGAAGTTTGTCATTTCAGAATCATCAATACCTTGTCCAGCTAAGTGAACAATTGCAATCTTATATAACTCACTAACGATTGTTCTTTGAATTCTTTCAATAGTTCTAGCAAAACGAACATCTTCTGCAGCTAATGTAGCTTTACCATTAACGTTCTCATCATATGATAAGTAAGCCTTTGGTACTTTCAATGCTGCAAATAATTTAGCTTTTAAGTAATCAATATCTTCAACTGCCGCGTATTCTAATCCTTGTAAGTTTTCAATTGATGTACCACTATCTCCACCTCTAACAGGTAAGAAGAAGTCTTCAGTAAGGTTTTGAATATTGTATTTTAAGTTGTAATCTCCACTATTTTTATCAACAAACGGAGTTTTCTTCATTTTGTTGATAATCTTTTGCATATAGTTATCAACCTCTTGTGGGTTAATATTACCAATATCAATTTTGAACACTCTCTTTTCAGGTGCTCTCATAATACGATGGATTAACATCGCATCTTCCATAAGTGATAATTGTTTCCAAACTCTACGACCATTTTCAATCATAGCCTTACCATATGGAAGGAAGTTTGTATCTGATAATAGACGGAAGTGAGCCATTTCATAGTTCTCATATTCCTTTTTACCAAATCTATCTAATTCAACTTTAAACTTAACATAGTTTTGATTAGCTGGGTCAGTACCTTCTAATCTTTCAGTATTATATACAGAATATGGAGTTACATTAACAATACCTTTACCTTCTGCAATTTCTAATGCTAAAAAGAAATCTCCGTATTTTACCAAGTTTCTTACCCAAGGCCATAAGTTAAATTCTATATTAACTATATCATAAAAAAGGTTATGAAGTATTGCACTTACATTTTCATTTGATGATTTGATTGCCAATACATCACCATATTCGTTCTTTGTAGTAGATTCATCAGCGTAAATATCTAATGCTGATGCTATAATTGGGTCATTATCCATAGCATCATAATCTCTAAACAGTTCTCTACGAACTTGATGATAAGCCATTGATTGTGCACCCTGATTAGTCTCATAATAAGACCTTTGTAACTTTGTATATCTATCTCTAAGATTTACGAAGTTTGTATTCATTTGGCGTTCATCCGTATCAACCACCTTACGTCTACCATCTTTATCAACGGTTACGATTGCGTTTGATGCAAATAATTTCTTTAATCTACCAAAAAAACTCCTGTCATCTATTTCTTGTTCTGCCATAATTTATTATTAATTTCTACAAAATCCTATTTTGACATTATTATATAACATAAATATCGTAAAATATCAAAATCCTACAACCATTGGGATAAATCTTCAAAATTATCACCAACTCTCATTTTCCAAGGGTTATCATCCATAGTGTTCCCACCACCATATATGCCATTATATGTATGAGAAGTAATACCACCTACCGCACTTTTAGTTAAATCAATTCCCTCTTGTCTTAAACGAAGTGCTGTATCTCTTACCCATAATCCAATTGAAAATGCCATTACCAAGTCATCATTATAACCTTTCATAGCTTCGGCTCTGCCATTCATATAGATAAATGTGAATAACTCATCTATTAAACGAGAAGAACGAACTATAACTGATTTCTCTCTAAAGTAATCGGTTAATTTAGATATGATTAAAGGTCTAGTCTTAGAAGTGGTTGAAAAACCAGCTACCAATCCCTTATCTTCTGATCTGTATCTATTAGTCATTTGATTTTCGGTATCAATATATTTCAAATCCTTACTCATATAGAATAAGTTTTTATATCCTCTATCAATTACTTGCTGAATTGTTGCCCAACCAATGTTTGCGTTCTCTATTACAAGTAAAGCATCATTATATTCAGTTGAAAGTGCTACTAAGAAGTTTCCAAAATCTTTAGTATCAACCTTACCTTTATATTCAGCTACTTGAACCGAGTTAACTACATCAATAACGTGACAAGTGGAATAGTCACCGCCATCACCTCTAGCCACATCGGCCACAACCATATATGATTTATTATAATCAGCATGTTCCCATTTCCAAAGGTTTCCATCAAATCCACCTTTCTCTATTGGGTCTTGAATATATGTTTCTTTATAGAACATTAGCGTTTCCGGTTCAATTACAGTCTCACCAGAACTTACAAAGTCACAATCACACTCTTGTGCTGCTTTCTTTGTACCTAATAATTTCTCTTGCTCATCTCTCCATTTTTGGTCTCTTTCAGGATGTACCGTCCAATGTAATCTAATTGTATTGAATGGATTTCTGCTTTCTTCTGCTCCAATCCAAGTTTGATGAAACCAATTACCCACACCATTAGGAGTAGAAAGGGCGATACAACTACCACCCGTTGATAAGGTAGATTGAGCTGATACCCAAATCTCATCAATATCATCAATAAAAGCAGCCTCATCAAATATAAGAAGTGATAGGGCTTCCGAACGTCCTGCATCAGGAGAACTAGCAATAGCCTTAATTTGAGAACCATTTTGTAAACGAAGGGAAAGTTTATTATCTTCCATAGACCCACCCTTAAGCCACGTTGGGAGTAAATCATGCATTACTCTTACTTTAGTTACTAAGTTTTTTGCCACTTCTTGCTTTGTTGCAATAACCAATACGTTAAAATCAGTATTAAATATCATCTTCCAAAGTGAGAACCCAGCACAAAGTGTTGATATACCAGTTTGACGTGATTTTAGAACTACATTAAATCTATTATCCTTAAATTGTGTTAAAGTCTTTTCTTGAAATGGAAATAATTGAAAAGGTATCTTACCCCTAACAGGATGCTGAATCATGCAATATTTCTTCATAAAATGTATCGGGTCTACCGCACACTTTTTATATTCTTCTGAAATAATCTCTTTTAATGATTTTTTTGGTGCTATTGATGTACTCATATTAATCCTTAAGAGGTCTTACTAAATCGTAGTTTTTATCTTTTAATTTTTCGTAAGCTTCGTTTCTTAATTGTGTAGCTTGTTCAATTTCTTTTTCAAAATTAACAATATCTAAAAGGATTTCTGCTTTAAGTTCTTCAACATCCCTTTCCATACTCCAAGTTTCAATCTTACCATCTTCTTGAACTACTTCATAAGTTTGTTTTGCATCTTTATAAGCTTGCTTAAATTGAGCTACTATATCATTACCATGCGCAATCATATTGGAATATATTTTATAATCCTCATATTCTTTCCACAAACCATCATATTTTATTTCAGCTTCTCTTAATGCAAGGCAATGTAAACAATATCCAGTTTTAGATATTAATTTTTTATCAACTCTACCTATTTTGATTGTTTTACAATTTTCAGATTTACAGCTGTTTAACTTATCTAAATAAGCTCTTGTTTCAGCCATAATGTCACCCAATTCAGAAACTTCTATTTTACCAGCTTCATATTGCTCATAAGACTTACCATTATCATCAGTCCATCTTTCACCAACCTTATGCTTTATAATTTCTTTATCAGCTCCAGAAAATGATATTTGTGTTTCTTTTTGGTATTCCCCACCTGTCAAAACCATATCAACCAACTTTCTGCGTGTTGGATGCATAAACTTTTTATTGAATTCCTTTGCCATATTACTTACGATATATTTGTATATATAAGTATATCAAAATTCAAAAAACGATTAACTATCAAAGAAAATACCTAAAATTTGATTTAGAGGTGCAAATGCACCTGTTAATTTGTATGTGTTACCACCATAGACAAATACAATGCCCTCATTTGGTACAATTTTATCAAATCCACCCAAAGCGTTTAATCTTTGCAGTTCCAATTTTAATTTTTCAATTTTCTTAGGGTCACCACTTGCTTTTACTTGTTGGATTGTTGATTGTAAACGAGCTACCATTTGTCTTTTAGCACTATCAGGATTTGCAGTAAGTACCGATTCCATAAACGATAATACATCCGCACCAACTCCTAAGAATATCTCCTCAAATCTCATTAGATTTTGTTTTGATATCTTTTGTTGGTCTTGCTTATCGGTTTGTTCAGCCCATGCTCTTAATTTAGCGTCTTGTATTGTTGCTATTCTAAATGTTTTATCTCCAAATGCCCATCTTTTTACCAATCCTATTTTTTCTTGAGAATCTAATTTCTTTGCAGCTTTTTCTACAAATTTACCCCACCAAGCCTGATGATAATCAGCAACCCCATCACTATCTGCAAGTGCGAATTCAGATTGTAATTTAGAAATCATTCCCAAATATTTTCCTTGCAACTTAGAAAGGTCTTCTGATTTAGGAAGTTTATTCATTGGTGGTCCTTGAATTGTGTATTTTGATTGAACATGTGCATTTACTTGCTTAATCATTCCACCCAATATAGATGCCGCTTGTTGGTTTTCACCTACAATAGTACCATCCATATCATAATCAAACGTACCATGAAATACCAACAGGGGTTGATTGTAGGGGATTACATTTACAGACGTTGGATATATTACTTCCAAGTTCATAAACGAACTACCATCCTTAAATATCTTCTTACGTTGAGGTTCTGATAGAGCTGCAATTGCTTTAGATAAATCTTGCATAGCGAAGTTGTATGCATCAGTTAAACCACCTCTACCAGCAAACTTATCTGCTACCTGTCCTATTGTCATAGCACCAGCTCCTTTGTTCTTTAAGTGTGATTTGTTACGAGCTGCAACTAATCTACCATTTACCCAACTAACTGCCAATGCCTGTCCATCAGTCTTCTCTCTTGCTAATTCCAAATCACCATTTAACGCTCTTACCACAATTTGTTTCAAATCACCAAATGTTAAACCCATTTCAATATCAAATGGATGTGCCATATGTCCATAAGCTCCACCTTCTAATAGGATTGATTCGTTTGTTGGCTTTTCTATTTTAGCTAGCTTTTCATAATAGTTGATATCTTCCCACAAATGGTCCATAGCTATTTCAGTTGCAATACGAACATCAGTTGTATGTTCCATTTCAACTTTAATACCTTTTATTAATTTAGGTTTGATATATTCTGCTGCAAATTGTTTTGGGTCATAGTATCCTTTCTCATCATATTTCTTAGCTAAATCAACTAGGGTTTTACCTTTTGCTAAACCACCAGGTATTTTATCAGTTTGAACAGCTATTTCTTTTACAGGTTCGTATCCTTTCTTTTGAGTATCTTTTGTATCACTTTGATAACCTGGTTCATTTTCTCTATCATCATCAAAATCAATTGTATCTAATTCTGCACCATAACCCCAATCAGGTGTGTACATTCCGCCTTTATGATGGTTATTAAAATCATCATCTGCTCCACTAGCATCAACAGGTACGTGATTTTTTACAGTAGTTACTTCTTTTACTTTAGTATATTCTTCACTACCGTCACCATCCAATTTAGATTTTAATTTCTTAGCATCTTTTGGATTTGGTGCACCATTAATATATCCACCAGGTAAAGATAATCCTACACCAGCTCCACCAGGCAATCCCATTTCATCTAATATTTCGGACTCCATTTCATCTATAATTTCATTTATATCTTCGTTTGAAATTATTTGTGGTTTTTGATTTTTAGGAAGTTCCCAGAATCTTTTAGGTTTTTCGTTAGGATTTTCTCTATATGCATCTTGCCAGTCTTCTACCTTAAATGGGTCATCGGCTGGATTCAATGTACTTTGAACTACATTCTTAACTTTATAATATGCTTTTCTGAATTGCGTTTCAGTATCTTTTGTTTTACCTCTACCTCTCATAGCGTCAGCTTTTGGAGTATCCATTTGAGTATATCCACCTTGAGCGTACCAATTTTCAGGCTTAGCTGTGTTTAATATTCTTGGCTGTCCATCTGCTACGAATGATGTATCTGGTTCATCCTGTCCTCTAAATCCACTATTAGATGCGGTTTCTTTTAAATTTTCTTTTTTAGGTATTCTGAATGTTACTGCTTTTTTACCATTGATTGTTGGCATTCCCCATTCATCTTCACCTATTGATTTAACAAGTACTTTTTTGTTTTTGAATTTACCCATCAATAGAGTATCACCAACTTTTACATTTAGTTTAATTTCTTCGTTAATATATTCTTTTAAACTCTTTAACTTAAGAGTAATTAATTTGAATATTTGTTCATCAAATTTTGGATAAGCTTTTGTAAAGTTTTTCTTTCTATCAGCTGCACTTCCAGCACTTAACCAATAACGGACATCAGTACCACTAATAGGATTTGCTGTTGCTGGAGAAGCGTACACATATCCTTTATCTAAATAAGGTTCAGTTACCTTTCCTTTATATGGAGTGAAATATTTACCACTTAATCTATTTTGGTCTTTCTCACCAACTACAACTATTAAACCAGTTGTATTTTCATCATACTTTTTTAGTATTTCTTCAGGTGTATAAGGATTTTTAATATTGACTATTTTGTTTGATGGAATACCAAACATCTGCATCATTATTGCTTTCTTTTCCTTAAAATTAAATGGAGATTTCTTTGAATCGGTAACATTAGAAGTTCCGATATATACACTATCCTTACCGAATTTGCGTACTAAATTATCATAAGTTGCGTAGTGCCCCTTATGAAATGGTTGAAAGCGGCCCGAATAGACAACAACTACTTTGTCTATCTTAGCCGCTTCTCCCAATATTGTTTCTACTAAAAAGTTTGATAATCCGTTCATTACATAGTTCTTGCTATATAAATATTGGATATTATTCTTTTACAACTTTCATACCACCAGATTGTGCTTGTTGAGCTTGTTGCTCAGCAAGTTGCTTTCTAGTCGGTGCACCTGGTTGATATTGTACAGTACCATCCTTTAGATTTATTCTACCTTGAGGGTACTTATCATCCAATGAATCCACCAATTCTTTAAGTTGTTGATTTGTTAATTTGAATTCATCTTCCATTTTTTCGGCTAATTCATTCAATCTTAACATCTCATCTTCTATTTCTTTTTTTCTAACATAGATTTGTCCAAAATCAGCTATGTAAAGATTTGATTTTTGTTGTAATTCCAAAATAGTATTATACAAGTTTTCATCTAACTTAGCTGTTTCGATTTCTATTGTTTGCTTTTGTGGAATTTTATCTAATTCTGCCATAAATTTGTTTTTTGTTGTTTATATATATAAGTATATTGTTTTTTAATTTCTATAAGAATTTTTCCAATTCTTTTATTACCTGAATAGATGATATTGATTTGGTACATTCAAACTGCCTATCAGTTCCTTTGTGGTCCGGACACCAATTCCAATCACCACCATCTAATCTAACTCTATTAAAGCATCCTTCGCATTTTCCTTTTGGTGCTGCAATTCTTATACAATCTTTCATCTCAGCCCAATCATATGAGAATCCACTAATCAATACAGTTGGAACATCTAATGACCAACTCAACCAACTCAATCCACTACCAATTCCAATAAATGCTTTGGATTTTTTTAATTCATCCATAACCAATTCAATAGGTCCGTTTGGATGTTTAATAATTCCTGTTGGTAATTTATTTCCCATATAATCATCACCCTCTTTGGATATTAATCTAACTACATACCCCCTATCTTTTAACCAATTAACTACATCCTGCCATCCATTTGGATTATTCCAAAATTTAGATTGAGCAGTTCCAAATATACCAATACACACCTGTTTTAGGTCGTGGTCTTGTTTAACAGGTCTTTGTTTTATTTTTGGTTTTATTTCTTCGTATTCCAATCCTAAAATATCCGTACACATTTTTTGTAATGTAACTGATTTTGGGTCTGTTGGATTTTTGAGTCCGTTTATAGAATTATCATCGTTATAATACAACCCCACCGTATACATTGAATATAAATTATGAACCTCACTACCAGGATTTGCATATTCAATATTAGAATAGTTATCCATAAACATATCATTCATAAATGTAGATACAACTAACTCACACTCATGCTTTTTTCTAAACTCCTCTACATATGGAAACCATGCTAAACTATCACCCAAGGCTTTTGAATCCAATGCAATATAAACTCTTTTACCTTTTGCATTAAATACCGATTCGTGCCATAATTTGCCATCTTCATATATCTCAACTCTCCATTCAACGAAATATTCAATACCACATTTACACCAACAATTTGTACCTATTGTATTTTCATAAAAAACTTTATTGGTTTTGTTATCAATAAATTTTATTTTATATTGAGCGGATTTAGGTCCTACTATTTCAACATAAGGTCCTCTTATAAAATGTAGGATTAATCTATTCTTAACCTCTACTATATTGTTTTCGTTTTTCTTTAAATTATTATAAATCATTAACTCCAAGTTTTAACTGTTTCATCTAATAGAGAATATCCCTCTGCTTGCTTACTATATACTTTATTTGTAGTAACTCTCAATTTAGGGTGATTGTGAAATACATGATTAAACCAAAGGTCACCTACATCCCATCCACAATCCACTAACCTATCCATCCACCAGCTTTTTGTTTTATTTGGAATTAGGTAACAATGAGCAAGGTCTTGGTTTGCTGCTGTTTTTGAAAATAACTCATCCATTTTTTCTTTACCTCTAGATGGATTATCTGCAAATGAAACAAAGTATGCTCCTTCTCTTTCTGCCATAAAACATGCTCTATTAACTATCTCAACAAATTCTTCCAATCCAGTATAAATGAAAGCATCTGCTTCAAATATTAATGTATAATCATAATTGGTTTCATCAATTGTTTCCAATGCTCCTCTATGTGCCATATAACATCCGTAGTGTCTACCAGTTATCCAACCCAATCCAGCACCAGGATATAATTCACCTGGCTTATTATCTTTACTAAGATGTTCAGGCCTTCTACAATTTTCTGCAGGTGGGAATCCTTCGTATGGTTTATTTACGATTGGCTGATAATCAATACCATATTTTTCTAATTGCTTTATAGATTGAATACTAACCCTTTCTCTCATATCTTCAGGACGAGTTAATAAATGCTTAATTTGAATACGTGGTTTTGTTCTAATAAAGTTTCTAAATCCTCTACTGAATTGTCCGTAAAAGTATTCATCTGCTGCTCTAGTAACTCCTTCAAATACACCATAATCATCTCCACTAATAATACCACCTGGCTTTACTTTATTATACCAAACTTTTAAATCTTCCATTAATGATTCATATGAATGCCCAGCATCTATCATTATGAAATCAATACTA